ACCCCGGATAAAGTGCCAGCACTAGCATCAGAAAAAACAGCATTTTTTGTTGCGCCACCTGCACCGATTGTAATTTGAATAGTGGCATTAGTAGTTAATTTTGCAATGAATTGTAATGTTGCGCCAACACCGCCCATAGCATAGAAATGATTGCCGCCAACACCACTTCGCCGACCGGCCGCACCACCGCCACCACCAATTAGCGTGATTTCGTATGTGCCAGGTGTCAAAACCAGTGTTTGTGTTCCTGCTTCGGCAGATTCAAAGATTACAACTGGGTCGCCGGAATAAAAAAGACGGGCAACCCCGTCCACGCCTATATAACCCTTTTTAACTTTCCTTGCCGCACCGCCCACACCAACATAGATTTTATTAACTTTCCGTGCGATGCTAGATATTCCTATCAAAGTATTTTTTGCCATTTGCCATACCTTATTCATAAACCAGCAAAATTTGTCCATTATCCAGCGCACTACCTGCGCCAGGATCGGTTGTTTGTGCTTTTGTGTTTCGGACATTAAAACCTCCTGTTGGGTTGGCTGTGGCAACCGTTATCGTATCGCCAGTTTTAGCTGCTTTGTTTGCCAGCGCATTTGTCATAGTTGTTGCAAAATTGGCATCGTTACCCAGCGCGGTTGCCAGTTCCTGCAATGTGTTCAATGCATCCGGTGCGGAATTTACCAACGCCGCAATCGCAGCGGCCACGAACGCTGTGGTTGCGATTTGTGTATCATTTGCACCCGTTACTGCGGTTGGGGCTTTCGGGGTGCCTGTAAATTCAGGGGATGCTAAGTTTGCTTTGTCGTCAAACTTTTTCTGCCCAGCCTCCGTCAGGTTGTCCAGGTCTATATTTGCCTTTTGATTGAACTTTTCCTGCCCGGCGAATGTTAAATTGTCCAGGTCTGTGTTTGCAGCCCCATCCATAATGCCGTTGTTATAGGTCACGATTACCGTGTCCGCATTGGATACACGCAGCACCACACGCACCCCCAGTTCTTTGACTGAACCCTCAGTTGTTAAGGGTTTATAGGTTGCCGGGTATCTGCCAACTGCAAACAGGTCGCCGTCTTCATCGTATACACCGATTTCTCGAATCCAGAATCCACCGACTTCGCTGGTTATGATTGCCTCGGCAATCAGGGAATTGGGTGTATTCGGATCTATGGCAACCTTGGTCAACGCGCACCGATGTTGTTCATTTCCCAGGGCGGTCTGATCCTCGTATGGGGTCATCGTGCTATTGCCGAACCCCATGTGGGTCAGTTTTAATGTTTCCCCGGTTGGCAACGCAGCCAGTTTTGCCAATCCTGTGGCGGTTATAATCGAGAAAAAGTCAGGCATTTTAGTCCTCTCTTGGATACAGGGTCGTTGTTTCAAGATGCCCAAACGAGATTGCAGCCCTTGGGCGTTCATTTACGGTTTCTAGTTCCGGGCGGAAAAAATCCAAATGTGACCGCAGATTTTTAGTCTGCATGATGGTGCTGTATATCAATTCTGTGTCAGAAACGGACAATCCCTCTTCACTGAAACAGCACGGACACGGAATGTGTATGGCTCGCCACCGTACTCAAACCACTCTTCAATTCTCAGTTCCGCATACAGGAATGCCGACAATGCACGTCGCAACGCACCGATTGTCCCTTTCTGTGTGTGAACCTGGACGCTTTCACGAATAACCCTGCGTTGTGTGTCGGTTGGCCAGTCGTTATTCCATACGTCCACCGACATAGCCCATGCCAGCCATGGCAACAATGCCACCGGACACTGGTCCGGGTTGATAATCCGGCGCAATACGTCGGTGTCCAAAGATAAAAGCCGCGATGCTGTCGCGGCCTCTATATCTTTTTGCAGGGGTGTTGCGTTCGGTGGCAATATGCTTTTAATTTCCGTCATTTGCGATCACGTATGTTATGTCTGTTTCTGTGCATATCGGGGCTTGTGACTTAGTGGCAACAATGTCTTGTGCTGGTTCGGCCAGTTCAACTTTCTGCACGCCCTCGGCATGCAGGGCATCAAATATACCTGACCGCGCGATCAGGTTCCCGATGGTCGCGTGTTTTTCAACATACTTTGCCAACGTATCGCGGCTTTCTTGTTCCGTGACGCTGGCACTTGGACTGAAATACAAGTACACGGTTGCCTTGATTTGATACTTAACCAGTTCCGCGCTTTGAACCGTTACCTGGTCGGTCAATGGGCGTTTGTCCTCAGAACTGACGTATTTATCAACAATGCCAATCAGCTCTTCATCGGCGGTGCCACCATTATCGGCGGACAATATTGAAATCACAACCTTGCCGGGGGTGGGCGACTGAACGCTGGCAGATTTTACACGCGCATCCGCACTGAGTGTGTGGAACAGGTACGCTTTCTCTGATCCGGCGGTGGTCAGTGCCTCCAATGCCAACTGTGTGCGGTATCGCAGGCGGTCATCAGTTTCATTTTCCTGGCGGATTAAACCATAGAACGCCGCCAGATTATCCAAGTCTGTGCCGGTTGCGTATGCAATCATACTTGCCTTTGCCGCCTCATTTATGCGATAGCGCAGCAGTAGTTCGCGATACGCGGCACATTCCAGCCCAATGATAACAGGGTCACTTTCCACCAGGGCCGTATATTCAGGCTTGCGGTTGCGAAAGTCCGCTAACAGTTCCTGGAATATCTGTTCAAACGACAGCGGTTCAATCACGTTTGGCGGTGGCAACTGCGACATGTCGACATGATCTGGGGTCAGCAGTTCTGCAAAGTCTTCTTGGCTGATTGTTGTTGTCATTGTATGTTTATCCCTGTCACTTTCACTGTTTCGCCGGTGGGCAGATATATTCCCTCAAGGTCCAGCACCAATGTGCCAAGTCCCACCGATACAACCGATACGCTGGACACCTCGAACCGCGGTTCATAATTGAACAGCGCATCCACCACATCTGCGTATATTTCCGCGACCAAATCCCCGGTCAATGGCGCGTCAATGCGTGTGAACAATCGCGACCCATAATCGCGCCGCATCGGTCTTGATCCAATCGGGGTGGTCAAGATGTCCGTTATTGACTGTTTTAGGTGCAAAAAATCAGCCAGTGGTTTCCCACTGGCTTTGTTCATTCCGTTCATTTATTTGTTGCCAATCATATTTTTATTATGTATAACTCTTGAAAGGAGTTTTTGAATGGTTGATTATATTGACGCTCCAAAAAGCCTAGTCACAGCACTTGATACTTCTTTTCTTTTAGGACCAATTATAGAAGGGACTAAAAGGGACTTTACAGAGGCTAGTCTTGCTTATATCCATCCTCATATCAAAGTATCAACTTTCTCTAAAGAACACGAACCACCTCATTTTCGTTTGGATTACCAACAACAAAACTGTCGGTACGATTTGTTTACTGGTGAACCAATTGATAGTGTCCCAAAGAAGATAAAAAAATATTCAAAGAACATTCGTGAGTGGTATAATGAACACAGAGATACTTTAATTGATTTTTATAAAAAAAATTTAGCAGATGATGCACCTCCACAAGCAAAAATTCATAATTAACTCGGTTTTTGTGTCGTTGCGGTTTGTGGTGATGCGCCTTGGCCTGCGCCTATGTACTGGACGTTGTGGGTGTGGGTGGACAGTTTTACGCCTTTGCCCTCAACCTCGTTCTTGGCGGTCAGGCTGCCGTCTGTGGTTATGTTGCCTTTGACGACGACTTTGCCTTGTGTATCCACGTTGCCACTGATTTCTTGGTTGCCCCGGTGGTCTATGTCGGCGACCACGGTTATCTTTGCCTCGTCCGATGACGGGGCGGTTTTCGCCTGATAGTACAGTGCCGGCAGTATAATGCCAAGTCGCAAATCGCCACCCGGCGACAGTACCAACACTTGCTCATCTTGTTTCAGTGGAATCCACAACGCGGTGCTGGGTGTCAACCATGGCAGAAAGTCCGTGGTCAGTTGCCCAATTTGCACGCGTGCCTTGGCTTTTGTGTAATCCACCTCAGATACGCGCCCAATGCGGATCAGGTTGTTGACGCGCCGCCGCAGGTTTGCGATTTGTTCGCCTTGTATAATGCTAGTCATTTTTGGTTGCCGTCATATAGGTCAGTGTGTATGTCAGCCGGATTGCACCGTATGTTTTGTTGCCATCAATTGACATGTCGGTATCCGTGCCGGTAAACCGCATCACGGCGTTTTTGTAGCCTGGGATTTCCCAACCATCCAATGCATTCTCAACGCTTTCCGCCAGCGCATCCAATTTGTCATCCAGGTCTTCCTTGCCCAAATCCACGCACTCAACCATGATTTCCAACTCGCGCGTCAGGTCGCCAAAGCCGTCTGTATCCCACCGTTCACGCTTTACCTGCTCGCTGCCGGCATATACCAATACCGCAGGCAGGTCTTGGTCAAACAATGGCTTGGCGCGGCTCGTGAATACATTTTGCATAGATTCAGCAAGCCGCGCGGCAATCGTTTCCCTGAGGGTTTGTCGTGGATGTGTCATTCTTCGTGCAGTATCAGTTTGCGGCTGCCTGGTATGTGATGCTCAATGTCAACGATCTGATAATGCAGATCGCGGCCGACCGTCACATAATCCCCAGCCAATGGTTTCGGGTATTTTTTTGGAAAATCCACCAGACGAACGAACAGCACGGTTTTTGCCGAGGAAATATCCGCGCCGGCGTTCTTTAGGTTGATTTCCATGAAACTTTCGTGAAAGTCGCCGACAATCGGGAATGGTTCCACTGCACGGTTTTTCGGGCGATATGTTATATCATGCCCGAAAATATCCATGCACGGCTCGTTCACGAAATTATCAAAGTCAAACATTGATTATGCCGACTTTATCAGGGTTACCTGGCATGCGTGCTGCCAGTAGCCATAGCCAACGTTGCGCCAAGTGTCGACCCCGTACTGATGTGCATCGTTATCGAACTCGTATTCGCTGCCCTCGGCTTTGGCTTTCATTTGGACTGCGGTTTCTTCCTGGCGAATGAACGCTTTCACATCGCCATCTGCGCGGAAGACGTATATCTTAGCCCCGGACAGACGCGGATTCGCGGCAATTGCGATATCAAGGTCAGACAGTACCTTGACCGGATTGGACGCACCGCCGACGGACAGTGGCACTGCCAGTGCTGCCTTGGCAACAAACCACAGGTTGACCGGTACCATTACCACGAATTTAG